AGGGGCGGTCAGCAGGATCGGATGTAACTTCAATCTGCGCGACGCCCTTCTGCAATTCGGGCAAAGCCTTAAGAGCCGCGCCCTCTGCCTTGCCCGCGTTCAATACATGGCTACCAAGTTCAACCAGAGCGCCAAATGGAACGGGCGCGGCGCGATCCCGTCTGTGTTGGACAGAACGGCCGATGCGCCAATGGCATACAGGGTACTCGCCGCGTGGACGATTGGCAAGCGGACAAACCCATACCAGCCGTTTCAATTCATCCTGATATGGGGCGCGCTGTATTCGGTTTATCTGGCGTGGGGGTTTACAGCCGTACTCATTTTATGCGCGCTTTTAGTGGCGACGTTCTGGTACGATTACTGGTCAAATTGGGCGGAACTTATCGGCCTGTCGCTTGCGCTTGTATCCTTCCCGCTCGCCTTGCTTGGAGTTGCCATACACGGACTGAGCAGAGAGACTGCCCCGCTTTGTGGACTTGCCTACGCCCTTCATTCTGGCGATTGGACAGGAGGGGTTATAATAAGCGCGATTGGCTTCTTGATTCTGTGGCTGGTTCGCAGGATACAAGGCAAGCATCCGTTATACTGTGACCGTTGGATGATAACGAAAAATCTATCCTTGCTAAAGTCTCTGAATGTCGGCTCGCTGATTAGCGTCCTGTTTTGCCTGCTCGCGCTCGCGGGCGCGTGGGGGCGATGGGACGGGCTGATACCGCTAGTTATAATCGGCGCGGGCTGGACAATGGCAAAGGGTGACGAGACAAGGATATTTTCTGCCGCGTTACCCTGGGCGGCGATATTTGTGGAGAAGTTGATTTGACCGACGACCTCTTGAACGTCCTTAGAGTAGCCGCCAAATATGCCGCCGAACGCGGGGCGGAGTTGCCCGCGTCAATTTGGGAGACTCTTGTCACGCCTCGGGCTATGAAAACATACGCGTTCTATTCCAGTTCCATCCGTGACCTGACAAAGAAAATGTATGACGGGGCAATATCCTATTCCGAATTTGTGTCCGCGATGGAAAACCTGATAATCTCCGAACTTCGCAAGGCGTGGTATAAGGGCATGGAAGAAAATGGATTAACCGAAGACGATATGACGAACGAATGGGCGGCGATACTTCGCGAGATTATCATGTCAGAACAAGATCACGTCCCCGATTTTGCGCTTGCGATTGAGCAGGCGAAGCGCAAAGACGAACCGCTTGACCCGCTCATGTCCCGCGCCGACTTGTGGGGTAATAGGTATCCAGATATAGTAAACAGGGCGGCGGTAGCAACGGCGGCGGGCAAAGATAGGTATGAGTGGCAATATGGGGATACTGACCATTGCGATACGTGTTTGAGTCTGAATGGTATTGTTGCTTATGCTACCGAATGGGCGGCGTCTGCCTATCATCCCCAGCAACCGCCCAACGAAATGCTAACCTGCAAAGGTTGGAAATGCCGATGCCGACTTGTGCCAACTACCAAACGCCGAACCGTAAATGTCGCGGAAATATTGGGTATATAAATGCTGTCCATTAAAATCCGCACTACCCCGCCCGACCTGCCGAAAAAAATATCCGAAGCCCCGAAGGGGGCGCGCGGCAAGATGACCGAAGATGCGGCCTGGTTTTTGGTTGGCAAAAACCCGCCCAATGCGCGCGGGCTGAGACACTATCCCCCGAAACCTCCAGGCTCAACATATAGACGCACCTACATTCTTCGAGAAGGATGGGGATTCTATAAGTACGGGACGGGCATACAAGTAACCAATACCGCTTATGACAAAAAGGGACGATATTATCCGCCCTATGTAGTGGGCGACAAAGACCAAGCATGGATGCACAAAGGCCGCTGGCGTACCGTGTCAAAGGTGATTGCCGATAACCTCAAGGGCATGATACAAGCGGCGGAACACGCCTTGCAGGTCTACTTGAAATCAAAAGGCTTGTAGTTCTGTGGTACAATGCCCGTAACAATTTAGACGAGTAGTGCGCGGTTGCGCCGAAGAAAGGCTTGCGACATGGATTTAGCAGATGTGGCTTCTCTCGTATGTGGTATGCTTGTTGGAAAATATGTAACGAGGTATTTTTTCAGAAAGTGGCAAGACTGGAGTTACAAGAGAAACGCAGAGCGCCTGAAAGCGTATCTTAACGAGGCAAACTAGATTGTAATTTTGTAGTAGAATGTCAACAACTGAATAAAGCAAGCGGTTGCTTGTAAAGAAATCACTGTCTTGGTGGTTTGCAGGATGCAAAAGCCGAGAACGCGAATTTTCGCGTTTTTGGCTTTTTTGTTGTTTCAGGAGGTAACATGGATGAACTGATTTTCTTCGGCGCGGCAGTCAAGGCGCTGGGTGATGGAAAATTAGGGGGCTATCTTGTCCGCTACGGCGACCCGAACACGCCCGACTTAACGGGTGATTTCTTCGGGGCTGGAGCGGACTATGGAATTGCGGACGGGTCAAAAGTCCCTGTGTACTACAATCACGGCTTTGATCCCGTTATCAAGAACAAGCGCATCGGGGGCGGGCTTGCCAAGTTCGATGAAGTTGGTATCTGGCTCGAAGCGCAACTGGAAATGCGGGATGAGTACGAGCGCAAGATTTACGAACTCGCAGAGAGCGGGAAACTAGGATGGTCAAGCGGCGCGGCTGGTCATCTTGTGGACAGGAAGCAGACGGGAAAGACATGGCAAATCGTGTCATGGCCTATTGCCGAAGCCAGCCTGACCCCCACACCCGCAGAACCGCGCAACAATGTTATGCCCATTAAATCGCTTTATCAGGTGGATACCGAAGGCGAGGAAACGGAAATTGTCGAATCCAACCAAACCCCTCTAAAGGAGGAAAAGAAAATGGACGAGAAAGATTTGGAAGCCATTCTGACGAAGGTCGGAGAAGTGGCAACCACCGCCGCAGAACAGGCGGTTAAAAAGTATGCTGAATCCAAAGAGCCTGAAGTCAAGGCTGGCTTTGTGTCGCAAGTTGACGATGAAGCCGACCGCGCACTGAAAGGCAACCCGTTCAAGTCGGCTGGAGATTTCTTCCAAGCCGTCAAGAACGCGGCCATCGCCCCCCACATGATTGACCAGCGCCTGTTGCCCCTCAAGGCAAACGGCCTGAACGAAGCCATCCCCTCGCAGGGCGGGTTCCTCGTTCAGCAAGACCAGTCAAATAGCATTTGGGAACTCATGCACCCCGTTGGCTCGTTGCTCTCGCGCTTCAACGCCATCCCCGTTTCGGGCAATGGTCTGGTTATCCCTGCCATTGACGAGACCTCCCGCGCTGACGGCTCGCGCTACGGCGGCATTCGCGGTTACTGGCTGGGCGAGGGCGGAACGTACACCGCCAGCAAGCCTGCGTACCGCACGATTGACCTGAAGTTGAACAAGGTCACTGCTCTGGCCGTTGCGACTGACGAACTGCTTGAGGACGCTCGCGCCCTTGAGAGTTACCTGATGTCGAAAGTCCCCGAAGAACTGCGCTTCCAAGTTGAAGCCGCTATCTTCCTCGGTGACGGTGTCGGCAAGCCTCTCGGCATTCTGTCCCACCCGTCCATGATTTCCGCCGTCCGCACGGACGCTGGAGAGATTGACCCGCTGGACATTGGCCGCATGTGGGCTTCCCGCTGGCAGGGCGCGAACGATTACATCTGGCTCGCCAGCCCGACCATCTTCCCGCAACTCATGAACATGAGCATCGGAAACATGCCCGTCTACATCCCGCCCTCTGGTCTGGATGCTTCGCCCTACGGTTCACTGTTGGGTCGCCCCATCGTGGAAAACGAATACAGCCGCTCGCTGGGCGTGCTGGGCGATCTGATGTTGGTTTCTCCCTCGCAGTACGCGCTCATCACAAAGGGCGGCGTTGCGTCTGAGTCCAGCATCCACGTTTACTTCACGACTGGCGAACAGGCGTTCCGCTTCACGGCTCGCTTCGGCGGTCAACCGATGTGGACTACAACCCTTGCGGGCTACTCCGCTTCGACTGACGTTTTCTCGCCGTTCGTTGCGCTGGCCGCGAGCACCTAAAAGGAGGCTGACATGAAAGGTATCCGCTTTGCTGAGGGGTTGAAAATCTACCCCATCCTTGCCCCCGCTGACATCGTGGCGACTGCTACGAACACGTCTTACGTGGACTTCCGCCACGTCAACTGGGCAACCTTCCTCGTTCCTTTCGGGGCTATCGCCTCGACTGACTCAACGGGTGAAGTTGTTGTGACCGTGCAATGCTCGACGGCCACGACCTCCAACGCTACTGAAACCGCCGTTGCTTTCACCTACCGCCTGAGTGCGGCTGTGGCGACTGACACGATGGGAGCGTTGACCGCCGCGACTGCCGCCGCTGGTGCCGCCGTCATCAACACTGCCGACAACAAGGCGTTGGTGATTGACGTTGACCCCGCCGCTGTTGCCGCGCTGGGCGCTGACTTCCGCTATGTGCGACTTGTGATTACCCCGACCGCTGAGATCACTTCAACGATTGTGGGCGCGGTCGCCGTGCTGGAACATCGCTATCCGGGCAACTCCATTCCCTCTGTGAGTTCCTAGTTCTAACGGGGGCGGGGTAACGTAGTTCACGCCAACCCGCCCCTACCCTAAAACATGGCCGATTACTGCACCGTACAAGAAGTCAAAAACGACATGCCCGAAAGCGGGCTGTCCTCGTCCAGCGATTACGACGGCGCGCTGGGGCAGATGATAACGGACGCATCCCGCCTGATAGATGACCTCGCGGGCTTGTGGCCGAATTATTTCTATCCCACCACCGACGGCGAGACTCGTTACTTTGACGGCAACGGGGAACTGGACTTGAGGATAGATGATGCCGTCTCTGTCTCTGCCGTTTCGGTATCCGAGCAGGGCGGCGTAGAGTCCAGCGATTACACCGCGTGGGGTTCGACGGATTACTACTCATGGCCGTACAACACAACGGCTAAAAGCGAACCAATCCGCAAACTGTTAGTGGACGTGTGGAACGGGTCAAAGGCGTACTGGACGCCCTACCGCAAAGCCGTAAAGGTGACGGGTATCTTCGGCTGGTCACAGACTCCTCCCGCTGTTATTTCCCGCGCCGCTCGTATTCAAACCATGCGCT